AAATTCCAAAAATCTTCCATAGGTCTTTCCAAATATTTATATCCTAAATTAGTAGCAACTGCTCTAGCGACCGTTGTTTTCCCTGAACCATCCATACCTTCTATTGCTATTTTCATAATCTTCTCCTATTCATATTTTTAATTAACATTACCTTTAATTACATATAAATATTCCCTAAAAAATATTTCTTTTCCTAAATTATCTTCATATTCGGAATCTGTTGTCATAGTATGTCTTATCTCATAATTTAATCCATTTTTCAATAGTTCAACTTCTAAAATCTCTGGAGTTGGAAAATTGGAACTTTGATTTGATAGTAAAACATATCTTGAAACTTTCTGTGCTTCTTGTACAGCCTTTATGACCTCTTTTAATACATTAGACTTATCCCATATAATAACATTTTTCTCTTTTTCTCCTAAAATTGATGCAAAAACATTTGCAGTAGTATCATATTCAAGCGTTTTAGTTCCATCTCTCCATGGCCAGGCAAAATCCATAAACATAACATCTACATAAATTTTCTGTTCTTGCAGTTTATTCAAATAATCAAATAGATCCTCATTAAATATCTTATAAGCTATAACATTCATATTTTTTATTTTTAAAAGATGTTCTTTGTAGCTATCAATTGACTTCTTTAACCTTCTATTTAATTCTTTGGGAATTTTAGGATTATATCCATAATTATCTATTAAACCCGCAAATAGAGCTGCTCGGTCAATATATGTTGTTTTATATTCATCAATCCAATTATTATTTTTTTTATAATTTGGAATCTCTTCACTCATAACCGCCTTAGCAATAGAATTACTATATATACTTATATCATTCGCTATTACTTTATATCCTTTTTGTGCAAACATAAATATATTTGAATTAGATCCTGAATTAGTTTCAGCATATATACCATTTTCACTCATTAATGGAGTGATACATTTATCAAAAAAGTCATAAAATCTTGATTGTCTGCCAAAATATGGCATATTCAAAATTGGTTTTTTTGATTTCATTAAAATATTGTAGTTTAAAATTTTCTTCATTTAAACTACCAGAAATATATAAGGAACAAGCTAAATCATACATATTACAAATATCTTCTGTATTAGAATCAACTATAAGTTGTATTATTTCGTTATTATACGGAAAACATTGAAGGCTTAAGTCTTCATATCTCCTTCTAACAGAAGATATGTTTTCACGTAATTGTAAGGCAAGTTGTCCCGAAACAAGATTGTTATATCTTTTTGTTAATTTGTGATTGAAAAAAAGTGCAATACTAGAAATGATAATTGATGTTGAAAAGAGAATGATACTCCAATTCATTTTTGCTCCTCCTTTTTAACATTGATACGATAATAAATCAAAAACAAAACAACAGTTCTAGTATTATTATAGAACTGTTTTGATTTTTTGTCTATGAAATTATAATTTTGAAAGTGAGTTTTGTATATGGAAGAAAATAAACAATATTACCAAATGATAATAAATTTGATGAAACAACAAAATATCATTAAAACGGAATATATTACAAAAAATCAGATGGAGGAATTGCTTAATTTATTTATACAATATTATACTATAGTTTGCTGTGATAATTCTGAAATTAAATCAAGCGTTTCGGAAGAAAAACGGTCTTTTTGACACATTAAATTTTCTATAAATTTTTGTTTTCTGTTTTCTTTGCCACGTTCCGTTTTTAATTCTTGTGCTTTTTCTGCCATAATATTAAAATCTCTTTGTATTGCTTTATTAACATAATAGGTTTGAGTATTAAGTTTATCCTCAAAATCTTTCAATTCTGTTTGTTCTGGCATATCTTTAAAAACACCTTTATCATAAATTGTAGTAATTTTCTTCATAGTTTGATAGAGTACAGGATATTGTTCTAGTACAACAGTATATTCGTTTGTATTTTCAAGTACTTTAATAGATTCTGTTATGTTTTTAACATCATTTTGAATATCTAAATAGGAAACATCATTTAACTGACAAAGACATTCACATTTTGCTTTTAAAAGGTTATCATCAAATTTACTTTCTGAAATAAGAAAATCTATCGTTTCAATACAGGAATTATAATCTTTTCTATCAAAAAAAGTCTGAGCCTCCTGATACTTGTTTAAATACATATTGTCTTGCCTTTTAAAACAATAACAAAAAAAGAAGCCTACTGCAAAGGCAATAAAGAAATACTTTTTGAAAAAGCCTAATATAAAAAGTATCAATAGTGTCTTAGAAATAAACATTTTTGCTTCTGTATATTCTCCAAAATAAATAGGAGGTTTTGTTAGCGGAAAGAATGTTTTGACATATTCGTCATGAGATTGCCATATTTTATGTTGTTCCTCTCTTTCTCTTTCTTCTTCCTCTGCACGTCTTTTTAATTCTTCTGCATATTGTTCCTCTGTCAGAACAACAACATTTTTTTCTTTTCTTTTTTTCGCTTTTTTCCCTTTTTTTGATTTACCTCCAGAAGTTTCGGTGTAGGATATTCCAGTACCAGGAATAGAAAAAGTAGTACTCCTTTTCCCTTTAGTATTGACACTATAACGTACCCCTTTTCCCCCTACACTAATTCCCATACTTTTTTTATTGACGTTTAATTTTACGCCTGGTGCAATTTTAATACTTTTACGAAAACGAAATCCCATAAATTATCCCTTCTGATATTTTTTTAAATGTTTATTTGGCTTAGTGCGTTTTTTGGTTAGAGGGTGTGGCAAAAGTCTTACAACATAAGGCTCTTTCTTTATTTCCTCTTCATTGGAAGTATTATTTTGTTGCTTTGCAGTAGAATCTATGTAGTCATTTAATATAGATATAATTTTATTTTTATAATCCATAATATCGTTTAAATTTTCAAGGGTAATTTTTAGTCGTTCCGTTTTATTATTTTCGGGTAATATCAATAATTTTCGTTTATCTGTAAAGTCAAAGCGACAAATCCATTTTCTTGTATTATTTCTGTATAGAACAACAAAATAAGAATCCGTTTTTTTGTAGTATAAATCCCTCATGTCTACAGAATTTTTTAATATTGTCTTTACAATAAAAAAGCCTTCTAACTCATCATCAGAGGCAGAAAGTTTTCCATCTGTATCATCTCCAGAAACATCTGTATCAGTTGTTTCAGTATTTTGTAATGCCTGCATAATTTTATCGTTTAATGTTTCATTGATATAGTCATTTAATGATTTTTTTAATATTGGGCGGAATTTATCCAATACAGATTGTGTTTTTGGAGCTGTATATACAGAAGATACAAATATTTTTGTGAAGTCATCTGTTGGCTCTTGTAATTGCTGTGCAAAAAGTGCTTTGAATTGTTTTTCGTATTTTAATAAGCAAGCACTATCTAATAACATATCTACATCAAATAATTCTTTTTTAAATTTTTTTAATTCATTTATTTGACTCTCTTTTATTTTTATAATGTTAAATTCTAAAAAAGGTTCTTTGTCCATTTTATTTGTTTCTTCTATATCTGTATAAAAGCGGTATATTATGCCATTTGTCAATATGGCGAATTTTGCCTTTGTTGTGCCGAAATAACGGAAAAGCTGAGAATCATGCCTTTCTAATTTTTTGTTAGTTGATTTTGCCTCTATCAATATAATTGGTTCACCGTTTTTGATAATGGCATAGTCTACTTTCTCCCCTTTTTTAATACCTACATCTGCAACAAATTCTGGTGTAAATTCTAAAGGATTGAATACATCATAGCCCAGCATAGAAAAAAAGGGCATAATAATAGATGTTTTTGTTGCCTCTTCTGTCTGTATACTGTCCTTTAGTGTTTCTACTCTCTTGGCAAATTGTTTTATTTGGTCTGTAAAATCCATAAGCACTCCCTTCCCCTCTTTAAAATTATGGATTGTTTTCGTCATTCAAAAGTTTTTTTAACATATCTGCATTGTTAATTAAAAATGTTGCAAATATCTCTGCACCTTCTTTTGTAATGACACCTTGTTCATTTACTAGAGATGTACCTTTCAATTTTTCTTGTAATAATAATGCACCTTCGTCTACTGATAAGGGAACGTTATTTGAATCATTATTTATCGGTTGCAAAGGTTCATATTCAGCCTCAGCTAATTCGTTGATAGATACATTAAAAAAATAAGTTAGTTTCTTAATTGTTTCTATATCTGGTAGACTAATGCCTCTTTCATAAGAACTATATGTTTGTCGTTTTATATTTAAAAAATTAGCTACATCGTCTTGTGTATAACCTCTTTCTTTCCTTATTCTTTTCAAGGTATCTTTTATCATATATAACGCTCCTTTTATACTTATAAATATAGCAAATTTTATTTGCTATTTCAATGAATGTAAATAAATTTTGCATTTTATAAAAATATTGCAAAAAATTTTTGCTAAAACTATTGACAATGCAATTATATTTTGCTAATATAATAAAAAGCAAAAAAAAATTGCATTGAAATATAAAAAAAGGAGGAATTTTATGATTTTAGCTGAATTAAGGCGTAAAAAGTCTTTTACGCAACAAAAACTTGCTAATCAAGTTGGTGTAACTCGACAAACAATAAGTGCCATTGAATGTGATAAACAACGACCATCTGTAGACCTTGCAATGAAAATAGCTGATGTATTAGGATTTGAATGGTCAGAGTTTTATATAAAAGAAGATGATAATGAATTTATAAACAAAGAAGTAAACAATGTATCATAAATGTTTGAAATCGCTTTTTTATTATATTTATTATATAACAAAGGGAGGGATATAGAAAATGGCAAATCAAAACAAGCTATATTATAAAATTTGCCGTGAGCAAGCAGGTTTGACGCAGGAACAAGCAATCATATTATTAGGGATAGCAGAACCTGCTACTCTATCAAGATATGAAAATGGACATACTCCAGTTAGCCCAGAATTGGCAGCAGCAATGGTTAAAGTTTATAGAACACCATTACTTGCAAGCTGGTATGTTAGATATACCAATCCAGGATTAGCGCAGTATCTTCCTGAAATAAGCAATCCTGTGACTGATGGTGATATGGCATTACAAATGGAATTAGCAGATGATGATATAACAGAAGTAAGAAAAGCTGTAAAAGCGGTTTTACGTGATGGCATTGTGGATGTGCAAGAAGCAGAGGAATTAAAATTAAATGCTCATACATTAAGAGAGGTAGCTAATAAAATATTGTCAGCTGCTGCCTATTTGGAAAGTAGAGAGGCTGATATTGTAAAAGATTAGATAGGGTGTATATTATGACAAAAAACAGATTAACTGTTAAAAAGGCAGCTAAATTGATGGGAGCAAGTGAGCAATTTGTTAGATTGGGTTTGCAACAAGGTATATTTCCATGGGGATATGCAGTTAAAACATCAACACAGTATACATATTTTATTAGTACTGCTAAATTTGCCGAATTTATTGGAATTAGCATTGAAGAAGTAAGTGATAGCTAAAAATAAAAATTTGACTAATAAAAGAATAAATTTGCTGTAATATTCAAATTAGCAGCCATAACAATATGTGTCCAAGCGGTGTAACACAAAATTTTAAAGTAAAAGAAAATAGAAAAATGTGAAATTTGAAAGAAGTGAAAGCGATGGATATACCATTTAATACACAAAAAGAAGGCTTGAAAAAGCTGGAGGATATGGTACAAATTAGGGAAGAAATGAAAGGCTGTCGCTGGTATGATGTGTGGCAGGAGGATTGTAAAAGGTTTGCGGACAAGCTGATACAGGCAGGAGCAGACGAAAAAGATATCGCTGTGATTATGGGTTGGAGAGTAGATAAGGAATGTTATTGTGGCATATTGCTACATTGACAGACAGGGTAATACTTTCTGAAAGATGTATTTATGGGTATTTGTAGGAGTGATGGCAGTGGTTTGTGTGACAGCAGAAATTGCCTACAAAATAGAGATGAAAAACTACAGGGAAAGTTTGCAGAGAGAGAAAAAGGAGCGATAACAATGATAGTACAAACAAAAAAAGAAGCATGGGAAGCAGTTAAAAAAATGTATAAAACAGAATATCATAAAGATGTTACATCTAGTTATCATGAAGAATATCATGTTTATACAGATGGCAAAGATATTATGATTGAAGATTTTGGTGTTAGGCTGAAAGTTGTAAAAGATGATAATATCACCAATATATGGATTGCAAAACAAATTGGAGAAGGAATTACAGAAGAGATTGAACAAGAAGCAGAGAAATTATCAGATAAATTTGTTTTTAACTATTTTAATATGAATGGAAAGCTAAGCTCAAAAGAGTTTCGTAAAAATACAATATTTCGAATTGCAACACAAGCATTAAAAAAGATGAAGACTGCAAACAGTACAGAGGAATTGTTTGATATATGTCATGAAGCTGAAATTTTGTTAGAGAAGGAAATAAAGGAATGTCAAGGCTATTTAACAATATTTGAACCTTTGACTAAAGTTATGTTTAGATGGAGAAGAGAAGGAAAAATATGCCATAAAAAAGGCTGTCAGAGGACAGCCAGAGAGTTAAGTATAGATTATTTATCATGATAATGTGAACGGCAAGACAGAATTTCTAATGTATCATTGCTAATTCGATAAATCAATCTATTTGTATCATCAATACGACGACTCCAAAAACCACTTAATTCACCTTTTAATGGTTCAGGTTTTCCTATACCAGTAAAATAATTACGTTCTATATCTTTTAATAAATTGTTGATGCGCTTGATTGTTTTTTTATCTTGTGTTTGCCAATAGATATAATCGTTCCAAGCTTCGTCAAACCAGATTTTTTTCATGGTTCTGTTACCTCAATAATATCGTGCTCTATGCCTTTTCCAGCATTAAGTGCGGCAATACCACGACGTAAATGTGCCATGTTGTTTTCAGAGTAAAAAGGGTCAAGAGAAACTTCAAAAGGAATTCCTTGTTGACGTACCATTGTTTTTGCAAAAATATTGAAAGCGGTAGACATAGTAAGTCCTAGTTCATTGCAAAGTGTATCAAATTGTTGCTTTAAAACATCGTCCATTCTGATATTGACATTTGTTTGAGCCATAATTTACACCTCACTTATATTTTAATGATTACATTGTATCAAATATTATTTACATTGTAAATAATATTTATAAAAATTGTTTGTAAATTAAGATTTGTGTGAGTTGGGGTTGTCTGTACGACCTAGTAGGTAATCAACAGAGCAATCAAGATAGTCTGCGATTTGTGCGACAGCCTCTAAACGTGGAAGATAGCCCGATGATTGCATGGTATAAAGTGCATTTTTATTCATACCACAATCAATAAGCATTTTACTTGCTGATATTTTATTAGCTTTTAAGATACCTTTGATTTTTTCTGCAACTTTTGTTGATTCATATGTAAGCAATATAATCACCTCTAAAAAATTCTAAAAAACTTTAGAAAAAACTATTGACTTTCTAAAGTACTTGGGATATAATATAATCAAGTTAAGAAATTAACTTATATTATAACATAAAAGGAGGCAAAGACAATGAGCAAGAAAAAGAAAAAAGGTAACAAGAAGATAAGCATTGAAATAATTCTTCTTGCTACCGCCATAATTCAGTTTACGGCAGCAATTATTACATTAGCTAATGTAATAATAAGCCTAAGCTGATAAAAAAGGGGAGGGCGCATCCTCCCCTATATAGAAATAATACCTTTTTCTTGTTTCGTTGTCAATGCTAACAATTACTAAAAAAGGAGGGAAAAATATGACAGGAGTACAGATGTTTAGCATTGGAGTAAATATAATAACAGCTATAGTTGACATTGCCATTATTACCATCATTGTAAGAGGGTGGAAAAAATGAGCATAGGCGACAACATCAAATTGAGAAGAATCAAAGAGGGAATCAAACAGCAGGATTTAGCAGAATTGGCGGGCATTACGGCGTCTTTGCTAAGTCAAATAGAGAGGGGCAAAAAGCCCCTCACCCCTCAAACAGGCTGTGCAATCGCACAAGCATTACAGTGCAGTGTACACGACTTAGTAAAAGTAGAATGTAAAATTGAATTAGCAGAAGCAATAAGCGAATGAATAAAAAGGTGGTAGCGATGTGTGAGAAAAGAAAAAAGCTAATTACACAAGCAATACTTAGTGAATTGAGTTCTGGTGTTGAAATCTATACAGCAAAAGATATTCTAGTAGCAGCAAATATAAGAGAAGAAAATTTGAAAGAATTACTAAACAAGTTTCAAAATGAAGTAGAGGAGGTAACAAAAGGAGAAGAAATATGAAAAGAATAATACAGATATTAGCAAGTATTGCCGTAGGAAGTAGTATATTGTTATTTGCAAGTGACATTGCTTATACACAGAGGGGCTACAAGGCAATAGGAGGGGAATACATAGCAGCAATATTAGCAGCCATAATAATATGGTGGCTGATAGATAGAATGGAATGGAGGTAAAAGTAATGAATGTAATGGATATAGGATTTATGCAAGGAGAAGAAAGCTGGCTATCTCCTAAAGAAGAAGCTGCAGAATACATATGTGATAAATGTGAGCAAAAGATTGGCAGTGGAGAACCAGTGTTTGAAATTTTTGATGGAGGTTATAAGGAATTTTGTGAAGGGTGTGCATTAGATTGGTTATATGACCACTCGAAATTTGCATAAAAAAATGCCCCTAAGGAAGTGGCTTTCCAAAAGGGGCTAAACAATAACACTTACAGTTAGTATAGCATAAAAGGGAGGAAAATACAATGATAAAAAAAGCAAGTGAATTGGTACAAAAAGAGAACATTAGAATAAGAATATTAATTGCAGGATTTCCTGGAATAGGAAAAACGACAGTAGGACTTTCTGCACCAAAGCCATTACATATAGATACAGATTTTGGTGCAACTCGTGTAAACCCGAAACATAGAGCAGATACCATACAACCAAATAGTTACCAAGAACTATTAGATGATTTAAAGCCAGAGAATTTAAAAGAATATGAAACACTTGTATTTGATACAGGTGGAGCACTGTTTGATTTAATGAAACCATATTTGATACAACAAGATGCTAAAAATGGTAAAAGGAATGGAGATTTGACATTACAAGGGTATGGTGCAGCAGGCAGGGAATTTAAAAGATTGATGGACAAGGCTTATTATGAATTAAAAAAACACATTGTAATTATATTTCATGCAAAAGAAGAAAAAGATGGAGAAAATACCCGATTAAGGATATTGATAGAAGGAAAAACAAAAAATGATGTATGGCAGCCTATGGATTTAGGTGGATTTATGGAAATGCAAGGAAATGAAAGAACAATAGGATTTACAAATTGTGAGAGATATTTTGCAAAGGGAACACATGGTATACAAGGCATTAGAAGAATAAAAGAATTACAAGCAGAAAATAAAAATGATTTTTTGACAAAACTGTTTGAAGAAGTGCAGAAAAATATAGAAAAAGAAACAGAAATTTTTGAAAAAGAAAAATTAGCGTATGAGGCATTGATGGAAAGTTTTGATTTTGAAAATACAGAAATCAATGAATTGATGGAACAGATTACAAATGCAAATCACATATTAACAAGTAAAGTAGAATTGAGAGCAAAATTTAAAGAAAAGGTAAAAAAAGAAGGCTATGTATATGATAGCGAAGCAAAAAAATACAAATTACCTCAAAAAGAAACAGAAGAGAATGAGAGCAAAAAAACAGAAAGCAATGAAGAAAAAAACAGTCAAGAAAACCAACAAGAAAAAACATCTGCTTTAGTAGTATATGATAAGGAGGTAAAGAAGTATGTACCTGATAACAGCGAGCCTGCTCAACAGTTGGAGGTATCTGCTAGACAGTGAGTATGGAAATATAGAAGATTTTAAAAAGGTGTTGGAGAAAGTTCCAACACCTACTACAAAGGCGATTGAAACAGGATTTGCATTTGAAAAATGGTGCGAACAATATTTTGAAGAAACAAAAGGTGGTATGTTTCAAGTAACAGCAAAAAAAGTAATAGGAGATTACTTATTATATGGGCGTGTAGATTGTATCAAAGCAGGAGTGATATATGATTACAAATATACTGCAAATTATGAAACAGGTAAATTTTTAAAAAATCTACAAACAGCAATGTATTTGGAATTGATACCAGAAGCACAAAAAATGTCTTATATCATAAGCAATACAAATAAATTTAGCATAGAAAATTTATATAGAGAAGACTATACAAGGCCAGAAATAGAGCCAATTATGACAACAGTTAACCAGTTTATGACTTGGATAAATGCAAATGGTTATAGTATGGAAAAATGGATTGTAAAGTAAGTTGAGATGTTTTGATACTTTATAAATGGAATGATAAAAACAAAAAGCTGCTGTTTGTGTTGCAGGCAGCAGCAGAAATTTTGAACATTGAAAATTGAATAGAGAAGCAGGTGAACAAAGCTATGGACAATGATAAGTTGATAGAAAGCGGAGGATTTGTAAAGCTATATCGTTCTATGTTGAAATGGGAATGGTATGATGACATCAATGTAAAGGTGTTGTTTTTGCATTTGCTTTTGAAGGCAAATTATGAAGATAAAAGATGGAGAGGCATAGAAATAAAAAAAGGAGAAATTGTCACTTCAATTAGTCATCTTTCAAAGGAAACAAATTTAACACCACAACAGGTGAAAACGTGTTTAGCAAAACTGAAACAGACAGGAGAAATAACAAGCAAAACAACAAACAGATTTACAGTGATACATATTGAAAAATATAGCTTTTTTCAAACACAAGAACAAGAAAATGATAACAAAACAACAAACAAACAACAAACAGATAACAAACAAGTAACAAACAATCAACAATCAAATAACAATCAAACAACAAACGAGCAACAAACAGATAACAAACAAGTAACAACAACTAAAGAATTAAAAGAATATAAAGAATTAAAAGAAAGAGAAGAAAGACAAGAAGGAAAAGAAGGAGAAGAAGGAGAAGAAGAAGAAGAAGGGAAAGAAAGTGTTTATCAGCTAATCGCTGATATGTACAACGCCACTTGCGTGTCGTTTCCACGCTGCACAAGGCTGTCGGAAGCTAGGGAAAAAGCAATTAGAGCTAGACTGAAAAAATACACAGTCGAAGATTTCAAAAAGGTATTTGAAATAGCTGAAAATTGTGACTTCCTGAAAGGTGCAAATCGCGATAACTGGTCAGCTAATTTCGACTGGCTGATAAAAGACAGTAGTATGGCGAAAGTGTTGGATGGCAATTACGTAAATAAAACAAATGTTATGGTACAGCCAAAAAGCAGTAATATTTTCTTAGACATTGCCCAAGAAGAAGGAGGCGTATTGTTTTGACAAGAGAAGAAATTATAAAAATGCTTGCGGTGTTGAAAGCAAACTATTCTGGAGCGTTGAGAGATATTACAAGACAAGAAGCGGAAGGAAAAATCAATCTCTGGATAACAATGTTTGCTGATACGGACAAAGAAATAATGAACCTAGCAATACAAAAAATAATTGCCACAAGCAAATATTTTCCTACTGTTGCAGAAGTGAGAGAAACGATTGCTTAAATCAGTACAGGTTATGTTATAGATGGTGGAGCAGCTTGGGTAGAAGTGATTTCTGCAATACGAAATTATGGTCAGTATAGAGAAACAAAAGCATTAGAAAGTATGTCTGAGATGACGAGAACTGTTGTGCAAAGAATGGGCTGGCATAATTTGTGTATGAGTGAGGATATGGAAATAGACAGAGCACATTTTTTAAAAATATATCAAGCAGAAGAAAAAAGACAAAAACAAAAAAACAGTTTGCCTCTGGAAATACAGCAGAAAATAGAACAAAAACAGTTTGCCTATCAGCAAAAAAAGCAGGAGTTATTAGAGCAGCAAAAACAACAAAAATTGTTAGAACAAGAACAGAAACAAAAAGAACAGGTACAAGCACTTTTGTTGTATAAACCTAAAATAAATGATTTTACTAGTGTAGCAGAAATGTTTGCAGAAAAACGAAAGGAATTTTTAGGGAAATGAATATAAAATTTATCGTTGAAGGCGAGCCAAGAGGCAAAGAACGTCCGAGATTTGTTAATAATGGTCAACGCCTATCGGTATATACACCAGAGAAAACGCAAGCATATGAAACACAAATTAAATTTGCATATTACGAGCAATGCGGCAATGTGAAATTTACAGAAAAAAGTCAGTTAAAGTTGTTTGTAAAAGCATATTATAAAATACCAAAAAATACAAGCAAAAAGAAAAAGCAGCAATGCTTTCTGGTGAAATCCGCCCTACTAAAAAACCAGATGGAGATAATATTTTGAAGGCAGTAGCAGATGCCTTAAACGGTATTTGCTACAAAGATGATAAAAACCTAGTAAGTATGAGCATTGAGAAATTTTATAGCGATATGCCTAGAATAGAGGTTACAGTGCAAGAAGTAGAGAAAGAAGTGGTACTATGCCAAGAGGAATAAGACGAAAAAGATGTGCCTTAAAAAGTGCTTGTCCTAAATTCAAAGAATATAAAGATTATATTTGTTGCACAGATTGTAAATATAAAGAGAATTGTGAATTAGTTTGTCAAAATAGTCCTGATAAATGTAGAGTAGTGAAATAGGAGGGTGCAAAATGAGTGAAAATAAAGCAGTAAAAGGCTATAAGGTATTCAATCCAGATTGGACTTGTAGGGGTTTCCAGTATGAAGTTGGAAAATGCTATGAAATGGATGAAAAGCCAGTAGTATGTGAAAGAGGCTTTCATTTTTGTAAAAATTTATTGGATTGTTATGAGCATTATAGATTTGATG